AAAAAGTTGAATATAAAGGCGTCACTTTTGATAGCAAAGTTGAATGTGACTATTACCAACATTTAGAACGTAACTTGGGTAATGAATATAATCATATAGAATTACAACCTAGATATGAGTTGATACCTAAGTTTGATAACCAACGTAAAACAGAATATATTGCAGACTTTGCATTATGGAAAGATAGCAAACTGCTTGAAGTGATAGATGTCAAAGGTATGCCAACACCAGTAGCTAAATTGAAAGCAAAAATTTTTAGATATCAAAACAGAGGAATACCGCTCACATGGATATGTAAAGCGCCTAAGTATACTGGTCAAGAGTGGATAACGTATGAAGAACTCTTAAAAGCTAGACGAGAGAAAAAGAAGAAAGAGGTTTTAGATAAATGAATAGCTATGAAGTTCAAACGAGATTAGATTTTGTGATTAGGGCTCATGTTAATACTTTTGTCCCAGTTGAAAGAGGGCAAACATCTTCAGCTGCAATAGAAATTGTGAAAGAGCAATTGTTAGAGAGCCCGAGAGATGTATTAAATTACGATATTGATATAGATAATTTAGAGGTGGAATAAATGAAAAAAGTAAAGTCAATAATTAATCGTAAGAAATTTGATTTGTTACTTAATAGAAAGAATCTAACGTATAGAGAGTTAGCGAGTGAGATTTATGTAAATAGACATTATATCTCTAAACTAGCTACGCAAGATCGTTATGTCTCAGAAAGAATGAGAAAAATTTTATTAGATTACTTAGGTGTTGAATACAATGATGTATTTGATACGGTTGAATTGAACTATGTGAATAGTCACAAGAAAATTCCTGAATTAACAATAAGCAAAGATGAAGTCAAAGAATTATTAGCCAAAGGAAAAAAGAAAGTTATATTTAGAGAAAAAATTTTAGAATTGACGGTTGTAGATTGTGAGTAATAAAGGAGGATAAACTCAATGGAAACTATAAGATTTAAAGCAAGAGGTAAAGAGTGCCTGATAGATGAAGAGGCTTTGAAGAAAATGAAAGCTGCTAATGTTGGCTTAAAAACTGTGAAAAGTAGGATGAATAAATATTGGTCTTTCGAAGAGGCAATAGAAGTACCTGTGGGAATGAAACGTGAAGAGTGGAAAGGATTTAAAAAGTTAAATTCATGGGAAACATCACGAGAAAGAGTGAAAGCGTGTGAAGAACAAAAATTACGTCGTAAGAAACCTCATTTATTTAATGTACCTCAAGTACATCCTCGAGGAAAATGGTGTGTACATCTTATGAAGGACGATACTTTCCCAAAAAGGGTGGTTAAATGATGAGTATTAAAAATTTAAACGAAGACGATAGAATAAAAGTTCAAGAAGTTAAAGGTGTTGGAATTACAGTAAAAATGAAAAATGTATACCACATAGTTCAAGCAAGTCTTGATATAAATAAATGGTTTGCTGATGTAAACGCAATTTACGGGAAAATTTGGACTATTGATTATACTTATGATTTTTATTCATTACTAGAGAAAACGAACGATACAGAAGAGTTGCTAAGTGAAAAAGTATGCAATACATCACAATGTGATAGTGAAAACGGTATAGACATAAACGAATGTTGGCATCAACAATTTATAGATGAAGAACTTAGAGGTGCGATGAAATTCATTCAAAAAAGATATTCACTTAGAACAGGTAGAAAAGAAAATGATATTCATAATCAAAAGAAATTGGGAGAATATGCCAATAGATTTGTTGGAGCTCTATAGAATGGCAGATAACTCAATAGAACTATCTGACACAATTAATCAGACATACAAGTACCAAACAAAGGGTAAAACACCTACAGAAGTACAACATGAATTGAAAAATTTTGGTGTCAAAGGATTCATAGTTGGTATGACATCTAGAAAAGTAAAAATGAAAGTTAAAAGAGAAGATATAAAAACAAATAGGGAGTGCTTGAGATGAATTCTGATTATCTATTACTATAACAATTTTATTAATATTCCAGTAATAACTGCGCATGTTCCAAAAAAAGAGAAGATGAAAATTAGTATCCATTTAATCCAAAAGTCTTTTACTGAATAATACTTTTCTTCGCCTGCTCTTGTTGCTTCAACATAGTTACTATATTTTGGAGTCATTAAAGGAGCATCTTCATTTAGGTCAGTATTATAGTAGACAATCGTTGGAACAATCCAATTTTTGGATAGCATATATTCAAAGTGCTTATAGTCAGATGGCATTTTAACACTGCCTTCTCTTACACAAGTACGCAACTTCAAAAACATTGAAATGTTCAAAGCTAAGACCACCTTATCTTTATATAAGTTAATTATATCAGAATAGGAGAATAAGAATGAAGTACTTAGAGATTAAATTATTATCAGTGAACGCGACAATTCCTAAAAGAGCAAACCCTACAGATAGCGGATTAGACCTTTATGTATCAGAAACGATTCATATACCTGCAAACACAACTAAAGTGGTTAAAACTGATATAGCAATTGATTTATCTTTTGGTTATGAAGCACAGGTGAGACCACAATCTGGTAAAACATTAAAAACTAAATTGCGCGTTAACTTTGGGACTATAGATTACACGTACAATAAAGAAATTGGTGTTATTACAGACAATATTGGTGATGAACCTATCACAGTAGAAAAAGGCACTCGAATTGCACAATTAGTTATAGCGCCCGTTGTATATCCTAAACCTAAACAGGTGGATTGGTTTGAAAACGAAAGTGATAGAGGTGCTTATGGAAGCACAGGAGAATAAAGACATATTAGAAGAGGTTAAAAGAATACTTCGCAAAGAGTAATGAAAAAGTGGGGTGAGAAATGCAATAAACTAATAATTAAAAAAGAAAAATAAAAAGCCTATAAAGACTTTTTATTTTTATGCGAAAAGTAATTTTATTCCTAAATATAAATTTTTAATTATATAGTAAAATGTAAGGAAGCCTGTTATCAGACCTATTGTCAGCGTTATATTATTGTGATCGTAGCTATATGCAGAAAGGATTAGACCTGATACGATGAAAAAGATGATTGGCAAAATATGGTAAAGTAAAGCTTTTCCAGCATGTCTTGAAGTATCTCCACTTGCCAATATCCAAACTATGAGTGGAAAGATAAATGGTGCAAAAAACACACTGAAATAACAAAATGAAGAAAGAATATTATTTGCTGATTTGTCCATAGCTACACCTCCAAATTTATACTGCAAATATAACGCAATATTTTTAAGATTTATAGGAGTTTTTCTTAATCTTACAAAATTGTAATTTTAAAGGAGTCGATAAAATGATTAAGAGAATAATGAGAATATGGTTTACTATCGCTGTGTATGAACTAGGTAAATGGATTGGAAGAGAAGTATATTATAAGTTTACTTCATATGATAGTGTTAAAGTACCTAAAGATTTTTATGAAAAGAAAGATTAAATAGATATAGAAAATTATATACGAAAGGACGATGAACTTTAAATGTGGATTATCATTTCGATTATATTAGCTATTGCACTCTTAATATCATTATGTGTTCAAACTGGATTGAGAATTAAACTAAGCGAGCATAAACAACTTAATGAATTATTGAATAAGCAGATTAAATATTTTAAAGATAATAGAAAATAAGTATCGGAGGTTTCTTATGAGTCTAGGTAAAGAAGACATACCAAAGTTAGAACAGTTCTTTCGTAATTATGAAGATATGAAAGGACAGTTATTATATAGACGGTACGAACTATTATATCAGCCTCAAGATACAAATACTGGTGGAGGCAAAAGTAACTTGCCATCAAGTCCAGTAGAGAATGAAGTTACTAAGTTACACAGTGACTTGAAGTATAATAACTTACAAGCAATTATACAAGCTATTGAAGATGTATATAATAATGCTACACAGGAACAAAAGCTTATAGTTGATTATAGATATTGGGAAAAAGACTTAACAGTATATGAATGGCCAGACATTGCACATGAGTTAACAAAGGCAAGAAAAGATAACAAAGTAATCAGTAGAGATGCTACACTTCGTATGCGTAATCAACTGATGAGAGAGACAGCTAAAAGAATTGGTTGGGTGAGTTTTGACTAAAGCGCACTTTCGACATACTGGAAGTGCGGGGTGTCAATAAGATAAAGTAGTAGTATAAGAAAAATGGTTAGCAACTTTAACGATGAATTTTTTGCTCAGTAGGTATGTAAACTTAATACTATATTATATTAGACACGTTACTTTTGTAGCGTGTCTTTTTGTATGCACTTTATGGACCTACATAATAAGGATACACGTATTAAAGGACATCGCTTATTAAGGTAAGCGTTAAAGGTCATGCAACTTTATGGTCAACTTTAGTGTATGACAGATAGAGCAATGAACATTCATTTACCTTGAAAGGTTTCGTTAGTTTAAAAGTTTAATTGAAACATCAAACAATAAATGAAAGTAAAGTTTGTTTGTTGTTTTAATAATTTAATATTAAAAGAATTGTTTTGTCGATAATAAACTTTATTAGATTAATTTGCATTAGAATGATGAAACAAATTCTAAAGCGAAAGACAAAATGATTTGAGATTAAAAATTTTATTTTGTTTTGTCTTTTGTTTTTTATATTTGTAATTGAAATTCAATTCATTGAAAGAAGTTGAAAAGAAAATTTGTTTAAAGAACCAAAAGTTAGATTAGGAAACAGAACTTATAGTCAAAGCGAGCTACAAGACTATAGGAAAGCCAATACACAAAGGTATAACAATAAGGTTAGATATAGCTCTCAGAATAGTAAATATACTGACTTCTATCATAGTTTGCAATGGCGTAAGTTACGTAAACAAGTATTGTTACGTGATAATCACTTGTGTCAACACTGTTTGAATAAAGGCATAGTGAATGATAAAGATTTGATTGTTCACCATAAGGTAGAGCTAAAAGAGGACTGGGGTAAAAGACTGGATATGGATAATTTAGAGGTAGTCTGTATCGGGTGTCACAATAAAATTCACAAAAAATAATTTTTATAATATATGTTTTTATAAAATTAACGGGGCGTTCTAAAACCCCTGTGGCTCTAAGGTTTGAGTTAAACGAGCCGGCCTTTTTTTCACCCAAATTCCCAAAACTCGATGTTGTAATTTTACAAAAGGAGGTGGTCAGATGGCTAGACCACGTAAATTGAACATACAAAAGCAAGGACACCGCACTAAAGAAGAATTGCAAGAAGCAGAAAACGTTGAAAATGGGCTTTATGAGTTCGATCAGATTAATGCAGAAAATTTACCAGAAGATTTAACCGAAGGTGCTGCTAAAGAATGGGGGCGTGTTGTTCCTCTTTTACAACAACTACCAATTGCAGAATTAGACTATGGTTTGATAAAAAAATATTGTCAATTAGTTGATATTAGCGATGAAGCATATCAAGAAATGCAACAAGTTGGTACGTATCAACCAGATAACCATCGTAAAACAGGACCATATGTCACATTCATGGATACTACAAGAGAAATTATAAGCATATGTGGCAAATTGGGTATGACAATTGATAGTCGTATGCGTTTAGTTGTACCGGTTGAAAAGGATAAAGCAAAATCGGTTTACGATGAATTTGGTGTTGATGAAGATGACTAACGTTAAAATACCTAAAGCGTATGAAAAGCTTCTAAATATACCCAATGATTTAAGAGATGATGCATACAAATACTGTGTCATGGTTCTATCCGGTGCATACATTACATGTAAGGATACTAGACTTGCCTGTATTCGTCATTTAAAAGATATACACAAGTCAATAGATAATTCTGAATGGAATTATATCTATAAACCTAAACGTGCCAAAAAGGTTATTAAATTCATGGAAACACTACCTGATACAAAAGGTAAGATACACAAATTGACATTGTTTCAAAAGTTCATTGTCGCAAGTGTCAGAGGTTGGTTCACGAAAGACAGAGATATGCTGAGATTTAGAAAAGCTTTTATCTCAATGGCAAGAAAAGGAGGTAAGTCACTTTTAGTAAGTGGACTTGTTCTTTATTCTTTTTTGTTCGATAGAGAACCTGCAGAAGGCAGACAGATATTTTGCGCAGCTAATGACAAGAAACAAGCAAGCGTAGTATTCAACATGGTAACTAAACAACTTATGCATTTAGTATCAAAAGTACCAGAATTAAAGAAAGACGTTAAAAAAGTACGCGAGTTGCTTAATAACTTGCGTGATGACTCTTTTGTTATGCCATTGTCACGTGATACAAGTGCAGTCGATGGTTTCGAACCGTTCCTAGCAGTTATTGATGAATACCATGCAGCTAAGACAGACGAAATGGTCGAATTAATCCAATCAGGTCAAGGTAACTTATATCAATCACTCATCTTTATTATCAGTACCGCAGGTTTTAACTTGAATTCACCAATGTACACAAATGAATGGCCTTACGCTAAAGATATCTTAGCTGAAGTTTATGACGATCCAGAATACTTTGCGATTATCTACGAACAAGATTTGGAAGATGAATGGCAAGATAAAACAACATGGGCCAAGTCCAATCCATTAATAAATGAGTCAGATGACTTGAAAGAGCAAATTGAAGAGTATTTAGAAAAGCGTGTAGCAGAAGCTAATAAAAAAGGATCTATGTTCAAGGTACTTGTTAAAAACTTCAATTATTGGTTACAAGCAAGTACAGAATCTTACTTAGATTTCAATGATTGGAAAAAGAACGAGAACGACTTTGATATATATGGTTCTAAAACTTATATTGGTTTAGACTTGTCGCGTGCTGATGACTTAACAGCAGTATCATTCGTTCATCTTGATGAAGATAATCAAGAATATTATGTAACCAGTCATTCATTTGTCGCTACTAAAGGTGGATTAGATGGCAAGATTGATAGAGACTTTATCGATTATAGACAACTTGCAGAAAACGGTTATTGTACGATTACCGATTTACAAAGCGGTATTATCAATACTGATCAAGTTTTGAATTATATAGAGGACTATATAGACCGATATAATTTAGACGTACAAGCAACATGCTATGACCCATATTCGATACATGGTGTTATTGCTGAAATCGATCGACGCGATTGGCCATATGATTTAGTGGAAATAAGGCAAGGGCCACAAACGTTATCTAATCCGATACTAGATTTTAGATTGAAAGTGATTAATGGAGACATCAAACATCATAAAAACCCGTTGTTAGACATTGCGATTAAAAACGCGGTGGCTAAAGATACTAACGACTCATTAATGATTGAGAAGAAAATGAACAGAGAAAAGATAGATCCACTCATGTCGACCATATTTGCTTATGTGATGGCTTCTGAACATGAATGGGACAGTGAAACTTTATTGCCACTATTTTTATAGGAAAGGGGTGAAATAATGCAAAAGTTCTTATATGCACTTGTAGTAATACTATTATTTATTATGGGTTTAATAGGACTGTTCTACGGTTTGTTTATACTTTGGCAACCTTTAGCTTATATTATTGGTGGGTTGTTGCTTATCAGTCTCTCTGGCGTCTTAAATCAAGCATATGATAACACCTCGATGAGTCGGAAAGGGGGTGACAGTTAATGCCATTACTTGATTTAGGATTTACAAGCAAACAAGAAAAGATGAACAGAGATTTAGAACGATTATTGTATTGGCAAGAACATGGCACACACGCAAGTTATGTTGGTATAAATGCTTTACGTAATAGCGATGTATTCACTGCTACACGAATTATATCTGCAGACATTGCAAGTACTAAATTAAAGGTTAAAGGTCACGAAACAAATACAGTGATGGACCAAATACTGGATCTATTTAATAACAATCCGTATTCGGACTTACCGGGTTGGCACTTTAAGTTTATAATTATCGCGAATATGCTGCTTAACGGTCAATCTTTTGTTGAAATTGTGCGTGACAAAAATGATTTTCCTGTTGGATTCCACTTCTTACATAACGACTTAGTAGGAATTGAGGAAAAAGACGGCGAAATTATTTACAACGTAAGTGAAGATGTGGAAGGTAATGCCGTTAAGATAACAAGCGATGATATATTACATTTCAGATATATCACATTAGATGGATATGTAGGATACAGTCCGTTGTATGCACTAGCACATGAGATTGGTATTTCTCAAGGTTCTAAGAGCTTCCTGCGTAACTTCTTTGATAATGGTGGGACTTCGACATCAGTATTGAAGTATAGAAAAGGGCAAATCAATGCTGAACAATTAAGAGAATTGAAAAAGAACTTTTCAGAAAGTCAATTAAAAAACAACGGTGGTTTAGTTGCTATCGATGACACAATGGAATTTAACAGACTACAAATTCCTACCGAAGTATTGAACTTCTTAAATAGTTATAAGTTCAGCACATCTCAAGTTGCTAAAGCGTTCGGTTTGCCGGTATCTAAACTAGGTATTGAAACAGTCAATACATCTATCACACAAGCAAACTTAGAGTATTTGCAAAGTACATTAGATCCAATATTTAAAATGATGATTGCTGAACTCGAAACGAAAATATTTAAATTTATTGATTCTGGTAACGAATTAGAGTTTGATTCATCACGTCTCATCGACATTGATCCAGAGCTACAATTACAACGTATTACCGAATTGCATGGTAAAGGAATTATTTCAACAGACGAAGCAAGAAGTGTATTTGGTTATCAACCTATTGAACATGGTGAACAACCATTGGTTGACCTTAACAGAGCGCCACTTAACACTTTAGAAAATTACCAAAAATCGAAGATTGATAAAGAAGTCGAAAAGAACTCCATTAAAGGGGGTGATGAGTATGACGAATAGTAACGTTGACACTGGACAGCAAGATATGGTTATTGAGGGGTACGCAATTATCTTTAATTCAATGAGTGATGATTTGGGTGGATTTAGAGAAATTGTAGCGCCTAATGCTTTAAATGATGTAGATGTAAGTGATGTGAAATGTCTAATCAATCATGATTTTAGTTATGTTATAGGACGCACACAAGCAGGAACGCTTGATCTACAGGTGGATGAAAAAGGGCTATACTTTAAATGCCACTTACCTAATACATCATACGCCAGAGATATTTATGAGAATATTAAAGCAGGCAACGTTAATCAGTGCAGCTTCTTTTACACATTGCCACCTAATGACTCAACGGCTCGTACGTGGCAAAACATAGATAATGAGTACGTTCAAACCATAAATAAAATCGATGAATTGATTGAGGTTAGTATTGTTACAGTGCCAGCCTACAAAGATACATCGGTTGAAGTCGGTCAACGTGCGAAAGACTTAAAGAAATTCAAACAGTTGGAACAAATGAAAATAGCTTTAGATTTAGAAAGCCTACGTTTTGAAACGTAAGGCTATTTTTTATACCCAAATTTAATAAGGAGGCTTATACATGGCTAATTTAGATGAGCGCAAAAAAGAAATCGCTAATCTGATTTCTAAAGCGCAAGAAGCAGTCGAAAAAGGCGACCTCGAAACTGCTCGTAATTTAAAAGCTGATATTGATGCTCAAAAGAAAGAGTACGAAGAACTCGAACAGCTTTCAAAAGAAATTGAAGCATCAGCACCTAAACAAGATGAACCACCTAAAGATGAAGGTGCAGAAGAAACCGATAACAAATCAGCAGAAGAAAAAGAAGATACCTCTGTTGATGATGCTAAAGGCGAAGAAAAGTCAGAAGATAAACCATCAAACGACGACAAACCATCTTCAGAAGAAAAACCAGAAGCACCCGCTATTGAAAAAGTAGAAGAACCTACTGAAGAAGAATTAGAAGAAGAAAAAGACAAAAAAGAAGGAGCGAAACGTTCTATGGCTAAATTAAACCAAAATCCAGAGACAAACGAAGAAATTCTAGCATTTGAACAGTACATGAAATCAAAAGGGGCTAAACGTGACAATGTTAAATCTGATGACGTTGGCGTAACTATCCCAGAGGATATTAAATATATTCCTGAAAAAGAAGTGAAAACAGTACAAGACTTGTCAGAATTAGTGCAAAAGACATCAGTTACAACTGCATCTGGTAAGTACCCAATTTTAAAACGTGCTAACGCTAAATTCAACACTGTTGCTGAATTAGAGAAAAACCCTGAGTTAGCTCGTCCGGAATTCGAAACAATCAATTGGGAAGTAGACACTTATCGTGGATCTATTCCGATTTCACAAGAAGCATTAGATGATTCAGTTGCTAACTTAACTGCTATTGTTTCTGAAAATATTAACGAACAAAAAATCAACACTTTAAATGAACGTATTGGTGAAGTTTTAAAAGCATTCAATCCTACTAGTGTTTCTAATGTTGACGACTTAAAAGAAATTATCAACGTTAAATTAGATCCTGGTTATGACCGTCAAATCATTTGTACTCAAAGCTTCTATCAAAAACTTGATACATTAAAAGATGGTAACGGTCGCTATTTACTACAAGACAGTATCATCAACACTGCAGGTAACACCGTGTTAGGTATGAATGTAACAGTTGTGCGTGATGACTTGTTAGGTAAAAATGGAGATGCACTAGCATTTATCGGTGATGTAAAACGTGGTGTGTTATTTGCAGACCGTACAGACGTTTCTGTTCAATGGATTGAAAATGAAATCTACGGTAAATACTTAATGGGTGCTTTCCGTTTCGATGTGAAACAGGCTGATAAAAATGCTGGTTTCTTCGTAACGTTTGAAGATGCAACAGAACCTAGTGGGGATCTAGGAGCATAAGTAAAGTAGGTGATTTCAATGTTCAAAATAGATAACGTTGAATCTATAAAAAAAGCAATACGTGTAGACCATGACTTTGATGATGATTTGATTATGCAAGTTTATTTACCTGGAGCACACAGTGAGGTTACGGCTGCTGTT